CTCAGGAAACTTCTTACCATCGAGACGAACCTGGAAGTAGTGTCCGTCTAATCCTTTTTCATGTTTAGTGATTGCGTTCATTTCATTCTCCTGGTTAATTAATGTTTACTGCTTTACTACAGTTCTAATTATACCTAAATAAATTCTAAATGCAAGTATTTTTATTATATTTATTTCGACATAAAAACAATTTATTTATTCCATTTTATTTATCTGTGTAATTCCTGTGTAACATAAGTGGAGCCTTGTGTCAAGACAATCCCCTGGTTATTTTTTATTTATCAAATACTGCTTAAACTGTCAAGTGTTTTGTTTCTCTATGTTTCTCTATGAGGCTACTTAACAAACACATTCACTCCCCCCATTGAAATATATTGCCTGTGGATATCCTGTGGACTCTTTGTGGATAACTCTAATGCACTACTTTGGTGCATGTATAAGTTGTGGATAGATTGTGGATAACTTTATGCACCATTTTGGGCTGTGGATAACTTGTTAGTAACTTGTGGATAACTCTGCATAGGGGGGGTAGGTAACTGACTAAACTATTTCTTCTTAATACCCTAATAGACACAAAAAAGGGTGAAATAGGACTACCCAGGCTAGACAATACTTGAGATCAAAAGAATAATGTGTTATAATATGTACATTTAGAGCTATTTAGTGTTGCCTACTAAAAAATGCTTGACAAAGTGTTAAAAGTATGCTATAATACACCCCATTATGTAGACTAAGAGATACTATGATCGATAATTCTCGTCATGATACTTCTTACATTACATAGATTTATATAGAGGATAAACATTTGTCTGATAAAGATAGTGTCCCTAAGAAAAGAGGGCGTGGTAGACCCAGAAAGACTGAGGTTGAAGCCAAGAAGAAGCGAGGTGTTGTCGGTAGACCCCCTGGTGAAGCAGCTAGGATAAAAGAATTCTATGCTAGGTTGCTGACTACCAGTGGTGAGACAGTTATAAATACTGTTCTCAAGAAGGCGATGGATGATGACGATAAAGACCAGATAGCTTGTCTTAAAATGTGTATGGACAGAATGTTACCAGTCTCATACTTTGAAAAGGACAAGGATGCTAGACGTGGTAATGTATCTATTCAGATTTCGATGGTTGGGGATGCAAAGGCGATTGTTGATCAGACAGAGGAAGAGGGACAGGATTATCAAGATGTTGAATATGAGACCATAGATGTCAGACCTGAAGATTAAACTTCTACCCTGGCAACAGGAGGTCTGGACAGATGAGTCTCGATTCAAGGTCATAGCAGCAGGACGAAGGACAGGTAAGAGTAGGCTGGCAGCGTGGAGACTGATAGTTTCTGCCTTAGAAGCTAAGAAGGGTCATGTATGGTATATAGCCCCTACGCAGCAACAGGCTAGGGACATTATGTGGCAACAGTTGTTAGAACTGGCACACCCAGTAATAACTAACAGCCATGTAAACAACATGCAGATCACATTAGTTAATGGTTCTGTCATATCACTCAAGGGTGCTGACAGACCAGAGACGATGCGAGGTGTAGCTTTAAAGTTTGTCGTACTCGATGAGTATGCAGATATTAAACCTACAGTATTCGAGCAGATTTTAAGACCTGCATTGGCTGACTTAAAGGGTCATGCAGTTTTTATAGGAACACCGAAGGGGCGTAACCACTTCTATGATATCTATAAGCTAGGTCAGAGTAATAGACCAGAAGCAAAGGATTGGAAGAGTTGGCACTTTACTAGTTTTGATAATCCATTATTAGACAAGGAAGAGATTGAAGTAGCTAAGAACACAATGTCTACGTTTGCATTTAGGCAGGAGTTCATGGCTAGTTTTGAAGCACCACAGTCAGATATATTTAAAGAAGATTGGGTACTGATAAGAGATAAGGACGAGGAACCTGAGCATGGAACTTACTATATGGGGGTTGACCTTGCAGGTTTTGAAAACGTATCTGCTCAGGCAAGTAATAAAAAGAAGTATCTAGACCAGACATCAATAGCCATTGTCAAGGTAGGTGATGACAATAAATGGTGGGTTGATAAGGTTGACGCAGGAAGGTGGGATATCAAAGAGGTATGCGAGAGAATCCTAAGGCATGTCCAATTATACGACATACAAGTAATTGGAATAGAAAAAGGTTCTTTGATGCGTGCATTGATGCCGTATCTTACAGAGATGATGCTAAAGCAAAACGTGTATCCCAGGATAGAAGAGATACGCATAGGCAACAAGAGTAAAGTAGATAGAGTGGTTGGTGCTTTACAAGGTAGGTTTGAACACAAGCAGATAGAGTTGTGTGATGGTGATTGGGTTCCAATGTTTAAGGATGAGTTGTTAAACTTTCCTACCACTGGTGTCCATGATGATATGGTTGATTCACTTAGCTTAGTAGCACACATAGCTAATGCAGCAGTGTACTTTGATGACTACGAAGACGATTACGAACCCTTAGACATTATATCAGGATATTAATATGGCTGAAGAATACAACAACGAATTACAATCAGTAGAAGATTACGAGGTTACTGAGAGTGATAAAGAGCTAGTATCTTTTGTAGTTGAACACTGTGACAAGTGGAGAGACTGGCGTGATACTAACTATGAACAAAAATGGGATGAATATGAAAGGATTTATTATGGTATCTGGGCTTCTGAGGATCGTACAAGAGACAGTGAGCGTAGCAAAATCATTAGTCCTGCAACTCGTCAAGCTGTTGATAACAGGGTTGCAGAAACTATGGAAGGCTTTGCAGGATCTGGTAAACTCTTTGAAATAAGTGATGATGCAGAAGATCAGGAGAATACTGATATCGAGTTGATGCAGACTCTTCTATTAGAAGATACGCACAACAATGCTTACTTGAATAATGTCAGTTCTATTGTCAAGTTAGCAGAGATATATGGTACTGGTGTAGGTGAAATACTTGTTAAAAGTGAGCTAGAGCGTGTTCCTAGCACTCAACCTATCCCTGGTCAAGCTGATATGGCACAAGTTGGTGTCACAGAGCGTGAAAAAGTATCTATTAAAGTTAAACCAGTACACCCTCGCAATCTTTTGATTGATCCTAACGCTGATTCTATTGATGAAGCACTAGGTGTTGGTGTAGAAGAGTATGTAAACCTATATCAGATCGTCAGAGGCATTGAGTCTGGTGTTTATCGTAAGTGTGACATCGAACCACACTACGAAGGTGATGATTTAGACACAAGTAAAGTTGAAGCAACCACTTATCAAGATGATAAGGTTAAAATCATTCGATATTATGGTCTAGTTCCTAGAGAATATTTAGAACAGCTAGAAAACGAAGGACAAGAGATTGAGGACTTGTTCCCAGAGGATTCTGCTGCTGATAATGTCTCTGATCTTGTCGAGGCAGTGATTGTCATTGCTAATGACGTTCATCTGTTGAAGGCAGAGCGATCACCTTACATGATGGAAGATAGACCTATCATTGCATATCGTCCTGAGGTCCGTCCTGGACGCTTCTATGGCGTTGGAACGGTCGAGAAGGGGTACAATATGCAGAAAGCTATTGATGCCCAGCTACGGTCTCACATGGACTCTCTGGCGTTAACTACTGCGCCTATGATGGGTATTGATGCTACAAGATTGCCGAGAGGCATGAAGTTCGAAGTTAGACCTGGTAAAAACATCTTAACTAATGGTAATCCCGCAGAAATCTTACAACCATTTAAGTTTGGTTCTACTGACGCTTCAAATTATGAGACAGCCAAAGGTTTTGAAGCGATGCTGCTACAAGCTACAGGCACACTAGACTCGGCAGAGTTGGTCAAGGGTGCAGCCAATACAGCAGGACAGAATAATGGTATGGGCATGTCATTAGCTATGTCAGCTATTGTCAAGAAGAACAAGTTGGCAATGGCATCGTTTCAGGATGACTTCATCATTCCGATGGTGAAGAAAGTTGCATACAGATATATGCAGTTTGATCCTGATCGCTACCCATTCAGGGACTTTAAGTTTACAACAATGTCAAGCATTGGTGCTATTGCAAGAGAGTACGAGCAACAACAGTTGATTGGTTTGATGCAGACGCTTGGACCAACATCTCCTATTGTTCCAGTGATTCTCAGAAGCATTGTTGCTACTTCAGGCTTGTTGAACAGAGAACAGTTGGTACAGCAGTTAGACCAGATGTCTCAGCCTAATCCACAAGCTCAAGAGATGCAGATGCAAGCACAACAGGCTCAGATGCAATATCTTGCTGCTCAGACTGCTGAGTTGCAAGCTAGAGCACAAGAGTCTGCTGCTGATGCACAAGAGGCACAGGCTAGGGCACAGAAACTCTTGATTGAGGCTTCTTTGATGGAAGATAAAGTTAAGTCTGACATTATTAGAAACTTGTCAGCTAACATCAAAGATGAAGATACCAATGAGTTCCAGAAGAGAGCAAAGATTGCTGACATTCTTCTCAAAGAAAAAGACATTGAGTCCAAGGAGAGGATTGTTGACAAGCAGATGGTAGAAAAAAGAATAAATAATGCTTGACTTTTCATACAAAATGTGCTATAATAGTGCCTCACTATAGTTACTACATAGAGGACTCCATATTGGATAAAGACCTTCAAGAGTATTATGAAGCAAGATTTGACATGATGTCAAGTAAAGGATGGAAAGATTTAATCACTGATATAGAAGGAGTAATAGACGAAAGAAATAGCTTGATGGCTACTAAGAGCTTTGATGAGCTTAACTTTCGTAAAGGTCAGTTAGATGTATTACATTGGATTAGAACTCTCAAACAACTTTCTGAAGAAGCCTGGGAGCAGCTAAACAATGAGCAAAAGGATATTTGAGTTTAGGTGTGGCGAAGGTCACACTGTAGAAAAGTATATTGATGAGGAGGTAAACACTATTGAGTGTCCTACTTGTCAGTGTATGTCTCTGCGTATCATTTCAACACCTAGGATTGCATTAGAAGGAGTAACTGGAGATTTTCCAACTGCTGCTGATGCCTGGGCTAGAAAGCACGAAGAGGCAAATCGTATCGCCCAAAAACGCAGAGAGGGTTAGCGTCAGGTGATATTTTTTAATTCCTAAAATCACATAGTGACAGGAGATTATATGGCGAACTTTGAAGATCCGTTAGAAGAACAAGTAGTTGAGAACCAACTAGAAGCTGAAACTGAAGAGACCCCAGAGGTTGAAGAACCAACGGACAACTCTCAGGAAGAACAGGTAGAAGCACAGAGCGTTGATGATTCTGAAGAAGATTTACCAAGCAAGTATAAGGGTAAGTCAGTTAAAGAAATCATTAAGATGCACCAAGAGGCTGAAAAGTTTATTGGTAAGCAAGCTCAAGAGGTTGGGGAGCATCGAAAGTTTTTCGATGAAATGATGAAACGGGAACTTCTCCAAAGTAGACAACAAGCATCAAAAGAACCTGAAACGGATACTAACGAAGAATACTTCACAGATCCAGAAAAATCAATGGAGCGTTACATCAGTAACCATCCTGCGATTAAACAGGCTGAAGAACAAGCTGCTCTTATGAGAGCGCAGACAGTAACACAGAAGTTGCAACAGGCATTTCCTGATTTTCAGGAGATTGTTCAAGATGATAACTTTAAGCAATGGGTTAACTCATCACCTGTCAGACAGAGATTATATCAAGAAGCTGACGGTGGTTATGATTTCGATTCTGCTGCTGAGTTGTTAGGAACTTGGAAAGCTATTTCAGGTTCTGCAAAACAAAAGCAGAAAGAAGATATTGTAACTACATCGAGTGAGAACAGAGCTAAGAGTTTGAAAGCTGCTGCTGTTGATACTGGTACTTCATCTGTTGGGTCAGCGAAGGTTTATAGTCGGGCTGCGTTACGGGAGCTTTTGAGAACAAACCCTTCTAAATACTATGAACATGCTGACGAATTCCTACAG